GTAAAACAGGAGAAATTTATGAAGTATAAACTTGGATTTCTCATTATGTTGGTATTAGTTGCGGTATCAATACCAGTAACTAAAATGGAACAGACTCTTCAAGACCAAGAAGAGACTCTTGAACGAATTGAAGAAGCAATTGAATTTGAACAGATAAAGATTCAACAGGATGAATTAAATTGTCTTGCTCAAAATATCTACTGGGAGTCAAGGAACCAATCAGACAATGGTAGAGTTGCAGTTGCACAAGTTACTATGAATCGTGTAAATGATCCACGATTTCCAAGTACCATTTGTGGAGTAGTAAAACAAACAAAATACTACCCAAGTGGTAGGATAGATTTGCATTCATGTCAATTTAGTTGGTATTGTGATGGCATGTCAGATGAACCACTTAAGAATGAAATGAAAGTCTGGGAAAAATCCCTTGTATTAGCAGAAGACTTTTTATTGAATAGACCTACTGACAGAACCAATGGCGCATTATGGTATCATAGTGTTAAAGTGAATCCAGATTGGGCAGAAAGTTATTTTCGAGTAACAATAATAGAAGATCATATATTTTATGTAGACAATGTTTAGATATGGCTAGAAAAAAATCAATAGATGAAATACATTATGGGCCAGAACCAGATCATGAATCTGTTATGGATATACATGGTTGTTTCAATTGGTACTCTTATATGAGTGATAGGTCAAAGAGTGCTGGTTGGATCGCAGATTGGATGGAACAAAAAGAATATAAATCGGATTGGGTAGATAAGGTACGAAAGTTCCAAGACTACTTACCGAATTCTACAGCTGCACTGGCCCGAATGGACTTAAGGGGAGTTCCTTGTATAACTGACCCTAATTATGACCCACCGCCAAAGTTGGGTGGGATGACTATTGCAGAAAAAATAGAACCATTAGTTGACAGTATTATTCGTAAAATAGAAACAAAGAAAGAAAAGAGAAAGTACAATCCTAAGAAACCATTAGTATCTATTCAAGAAAGAATGGATAACAAAGCAAATGAACTTAGTTCAGAGATTGATTATTACCTTGACAGTTATGTAGATGGGGTTAAGTCAGACTTTAATGTGTTTGGATATCTAGGGGATCAACAAGTGTCTGCTCCTGTTGCATTAAGAATTGCAGACATCTTTAGACCTACTCACGCAGAGTTAGTAGAAGCAGTAGAGGGGAAAGACCCTCAACTCAAAGAAGGATATTCATTCTTCACTAAATCAAAACTTAGACAGTATGAACAGTTCGTGGCTACTATCATCACCAGCATTGAGAAGTATGCTGAAGGGAAATCAAAACGGAAGAAGAGAAGGAAGAAAATCTTTTCAGCCGAACAACAAATTAAGAATCTAAAGTACAAGTGGAGTGATCCAGACTACGAACTTACATCAATTGACCCTGCTCAGATTGTAGGTTGTCTAGAACTTTGGACATTTAATGCTAAGACAAAAGAAGTTACCAGATACCTTGCTTCAGATAGAGGTGGTATTGGGGTCAAAGGAACAACACTACAGAACTATAATGGTTCTTCTCAATCTAAGAAGATTGGAAATAAGACTGAATATTACCTTGACAGAATCCAGAAAGGTGGTAAAATAGTATTAAGTAGAATTTTAGATGAGATTAAGACTAAAAGTGTTAATCCCACTGGAAGAATAAACAAACATACAATATTATTAAAAGCGATATAAATATAGAATGATTTTAATTGATCTGAGTCAAGTGATGATTGCATCACTGATGGCTCAAACTAGGGGTGGTAAAGACCCTATCTCAGATGACTTAGTTAGACATATCTGTCTAAGGTCTATTGCAAATTATAGAAAGAAGTACCATAAAAAGTTTGGTGAAGTTATTCTATGTGTAGACAGTATGCATTACTGGAGAAAGGATTTCTTTCCTTTGTATAAGGCTCATAGAAAGAAAGGTAGGGATGCATCCGATATGGATTGGAATCTTATCTTTGAATGTCTTAACAAGGTTAGGGATGAATTAAGAGATCATTTTCCATATAGGTTTATCAATGTATATGGATGTGAGGCTGATGATGTTATTGGTGTTTTAATAGAAGAGACTAAAACAAAATGTACACCAGTACATTCTATTGAACCAATAATGATTATTAGTGGAGATAAAGACTTTCAACAACTACAAAGATACGATAAGGTTAGTCAATATAGCCCGATTACTCGTAAAGAAATCGTACTAAATAAAGATGAGGCATTAGAATATCTTGCAAATCATATCATCAGTGGAGATAAAGGGGATGGAATTCCTAATGTTTTATCTCAAGATGATTGTATTGTAGAGGGAATAAGACAGAGACCAGTTTCAAAGAAGAAAAGAGGTATCTTATTAGACCCATTAGTTGAAAAAGATAATGAAGTAGAAAGGAATTTTCAAAGGAATAGAACACTTATTGATCTGACCTATATACCTAATGAGTATAAAAAACAAATTCTAGAAGAATATGAGAATGTTAAGGTTGCATCCAGAGGTGGAATACTTAACTATTTTATCAAACATAGACTGATGGAATTACAAGACCAAATTGGAGATTTTTAATTATGGCAGTAAAAAGAGGTAGGGGAAGGCCCAAAGGGGCTAAGAACAAAAAGACCCTAGTAAAAGAAACCCTTGAATCAAAAGTGAATGGGACTACAGCATCTGATTTAGAGTTTGTATCACAATCCCAACAGATGCAAGAAGAATTGGAGCCTATTCCAGAAGGTTCTCGAAAAGAGCAAACACTGAAAGGGCCTGATGTTGAAACCAGAGGTAGACCAAAAGGTACTAAGACTGCGGATTGGGCAGTTAATAAATTACCTAGAAACCCAAGTATAGTGGAGATACTTAACAGTGCTTCCAAACTCAAAAAGAGTGAGAAGGTTGCATTCTTAAGTCAGTATACTGGTAGATCAGATGTAGTTTATTGTTTAAAAGCTGCGTTCGATCCAAGAGTAGTATTTACTTTACCAGAAGGACTACCAGACAATGCAGTTGTTGGAGACAAAGAGACTCCAGAAGGTGCAATGGATTTGGCCCCAGAAAGACTCATTCGTGTTTACAAAAGAATGCAGTATTGGGTTGAAGGTGGTTCTGGACAAGCAAAACCAGCAAAGAGAGAAGAGATTTTCTTGGATACTCTTAGGTCTTTAGAGAAATCTGAAGCAGAATTCTTACTTGCAATTAAAGAGAAGACTATGCCAATTAAGGGCATAACTAAGGAAATTTGTGAAGAATCTGGGTTCGATCTAAGTCCTAAGTAGTATAAATACAAGTATGGACTCAACAAACAAATTAGGTGTAACAGATATAGAACGAACTGTGACTTATGAAAGGGATGGTGTTACAACCATTGCAGAAGTGAGACAGTTTGATCCAATCTTTGGCACTGTAATATTGTTAGACCCAAAGAATAAAGAAGTGATCGAATTTCTTTATGACAGAACTTTATCTAAGTGGAAAGTGCCAGGCCGAGATTGGACATGTGTCAATCCAGACTGGGAAGTTCCAATAGAAAAACAACTGGACACTGGGAGCACTGCTCCTAATCCAGTAAGTAGGTTTCCTTCAAGTCCTTTATAGGACAGAGGGAAGTAAAATATATTATGATGGAAGTGAACTTTGTACAACCAACTATTAAGGGGGTGATCGTAACATTTGTTATGAGGGACTTATCTAAAACTAGTTGGGATAGTAAGGAGAAACATACATCATTCGTGGGTAGAAAAACTATTCCACTATCCACACTTTAATATGGAGTTATTATGGCAGAAATAAATGTGGAACAACCCGCACTTCAACTAAGGTTTTTAAACCTTAATGATTTTTCTCAGTTGATTGCAGTTATAGATGTTGCAGCTAATCGTGGTGCATATAAAGGTGAAGAGTTATCTACAGTAGGTAGATTACGAGACACTTTACTTGCAGAAAGTCAAGAACAATCACGACTATTGCAAGAATCTACAGGTGCAACTACTACCACACAATTTGGTGGTTCAAGTGCAACAGAAGAATCAGTTGAAGAAGAGGAAGTTCCTAAAGCTAACAAGAAGAAGTAAGAGGAAACAATGGCAGATTTAGATTTCGGTTTTACCGCGGTAGATCAAGATGAACTGGTAACTAAGACTGGGGAAGCTGCTGCAATTCAAGAAAGTATTGCAGAAGACCTCAAGAAAGTTGCAGAGACATCTGTAGCAAGTGCAAGTTCTAAACAGATAGAAGAACTAGACTCTAAGGTAGACATCTTAGTTAAAGTCGTTGCAAATGCAGTAGATGAACTTGATGCAGCTAAGATGGGACTTGGTAGTTCAACAGATGTTGCAGTAAGTCATTTAAAATCAAGTCTTGCAGAAGTAGAAGAACTTATCTTACCACTTCTCTATAAACTAATGGAGAATGAAGATAAGGAATATATTTATTGGCCAAATAGGAAGGTCATCATCAATCAACAGATTGACAGAGTTAAAAAGGTTACGAGGGGATAACAATGGGTATAGGTACAGAACCAGCATGGTATGGAACAGGGGAAGTAAAATTCTCTAAACATATTATGCTAAGAAGTGGAAGTGATTACACTTTACTAGATAAATTAATGACCAAGAGGGCTGCTGATGATGCAAAAGCTCCTAATGGTATTATGGCAGAATCTGCTGGTGCATACGAATGGACTGACACCAGAGTAAGTGGAATTGAAAATGATGCACTTCATGCTGATACTTATAAGATACATGATGGAACCACAGCAGGTGGTATGAACTCAACCAGAGAAGATTCAAGAGATGGTAAACCAAATGAAACATTCAATTCTGCTGGATTACCAGCAACCAATTGGAATGCAAGGCCAGGCGTTGAATTCTCGTTTTTAACATACGAGAAACAGGGTGATGGTTCATGGATATGTATATCTGAATGGAAACTTTCCTCAGAATACAAATCTGAATATCAAGCTGGTAGGTTATCAAGAATGCAATCTTGTGCTGATGGACTTATGTTATCTTCAATGAACATGAAAGTTAAATATGCAATGCTCAGAGGAGCAGATAATGCTGATGTAATCGCATTAGAAAAATGGTGGGACAGAAATGGATTCGGACATTTAAAAAGAAATGATGTCTGGAACGAAGATGTTTTTTCCACTAATCAAGAAGGGACTATTCCAGTCGCATATCCAGCGGGACATCCACTCGCTACATAGGAAACAATATGGCAGATAATGCTAAAGAACATTTGCTCCGAATGAGACATGGAGACATTGCTCTCGTTATCAATCAAGATGATGGGTGGTTTAAGAAAGTGTCTCTTGCATTTGCAGATGAACCTAAGACTCCAACAGATTTTGATCCTAATTGGTTAGGGTTATATCGTGCATGTACTCATTTATCATTAATTGCCGATACATATTTAAGAACTAGACAAGGATTAATGCAAGATGATGGACAGGACATAGTAGATTGGCAAGAAGATTTAATGGATGAACTTCCAGACCCAGAAGAACTTGTAATCATGTTAGAGAATCTAGGGTATCCAGTACCACAACAACTTACAGACGATATTGAAGCAATAGAAGAAGAACTTCAAAAGGAGAAAGAGGAAAGGGGCAATGTTATTCCTTTTCCAACCGATAATTCTAGTTGACTTATGGGTACATTTTTTAGTATAATAACAACAATATAAATTTAACACTCACAGGTGAAATATGGGATATTATGATATAAGTGAGGGAGAGTTAAAACTTGCAGAAATTGGTAGGGAACTAGCCAGTTATGCAGACAACCACAAGACTAAATCACTCAGATGTAGTCGAAAACTATTCGAGAAAGATAGAAAGGGTAATGCCGAAGATGATGTATGGAACCATTGTTTAACTGCATCAGAGAAGCTTACTCGTTTTGGTACTGTATGGGGCCCAAAAACCTTTGATGTATTTACAGAGAAGGAAAAAGTTTTAATAGAAGCAGTTCTAAGAGTAAGGAAAAAGAGACATGAACGACAAAAGGATACTGGAAAGTAACATTAAAGACTTACAGAAACAACTTGCAGACTCCCACAAAAGAATATTAGAACTGAATACTAAGATAAGTCACCTACAAGAATTAAATGCCAACCTACGAATTATACAACCAGAAGACTGACGAATACTTTGAAGAGTTCATGTCGATCTCTCAAAAAGAACAGTACCTTAAAGACAATCCAGATATTAAACAAATACCATCTGCACCTAACTTCATTAGTAGGTCTGGTGAAAGAACCAATCTAGGTGGTCATGGTGGGTTTAATGAAGTCTTACATAAGGTTGCTGATGGTCATCCACAATCTGATCTTGCAAGACAGGTTAAAACTAGAACTGCAGCTGATGTCAGACGAGACAAAGTAATAAAGAAACACAACCTTAAAGATATAACATGAAACAATTTGAAATTCTGGAAGATACCTTCCACAAACTCCCTACAACTAATATAGATGGAAAGAGATATTATACCACACCAGATGGTAATAATTATCCATCTGTTACTTCTGTAACTGGACTTGCAAATAGGAAAGCAATCAAGGAATGGAGAAAACGAGTAGGGTCAGAAAAGGCCAATAAGATATCCACTTCAGCAAGTAGACATGGAACATCCTTTCACCAATTAGTAGAGGATTATATTCGTGGAGATACTTTTGAAGAGAAGTGGAAAACGGCAATGCCCACAACCCAGTATGCATTTAAAACTGCACAGAAATTACTTGACCAGATAGGTACGATTCATGCATTAGAGTCTGCACTCTATGGTGATGAACTACAACTTGCTGGTAGGGTTGATTGTATTGCAGAATGGAATGGTAGGCTTGCAGTAATTGATTTTAAAACAAGTGCAAAGAGAAAGAGACCAGAGTGGATTGAGAACTACTATTGTCAAGAGACTGCATATGCAAAGATGTTTGAAGAACGAACAGGGAAAGATATAGAACAAATAGTGACCCTTATTGCCGTGTCAGATGGTACTTCTCAATTGTTTGTAGATACTCCTAATCAGAAGTGGATAGACCGATTAGTTTCACTTAGGCAAGAATATAAAGAGTTATATGGGGTATAAAAGACTTGACAAATACAGGATTCATGAGATAATAGAATAGTGATATTAACAAAGAAGAGATTTTCTGTTGCAATAGAAGAAATGGTTGCAGACAAGAAAATGAATTATATAGATGCCATAGTAGCATTTTGTGAAATGAATCATTTAGACCCACAATCAGTGAAACATCTAATAACACCACCTTTAAAGGCTAAGATAGAAGCAGATGCTGTGGAGTTACACTTCATCAAAGACAATAAAAAAGGAAAAGGCAAACTAACAAACTTTGAAACATAATGCCAATAACAAATAAACGATTTAACAAGGACTTTAAGAAGAAACGAATAGTGCATTCATACCATGTCAAGACTATGAACAAGATTAAAGAACTAAAGAAAGACCCAAACTCACTACTGAACAATGGCAAGGTTATTTAGATCAGTATGGAACAGAGAATGGAAGGGTCACAAGAAATTGACATCACAAGG